GTTTGGTCTTAAAACACAGGTACATGATAAATATGCCAATGGTGTCTGCCATTACAATACTTATGATGACGCTATTTATTTAGCAGGGTATGGTTTTAACTGGTCGGTTTACTTGCATGAGTATGCTCACGCTTTGACTTCTAATTCTAAACCTCCACATGGTAAAGAGTTTGTCTCTGCCTTCTGTGCCTTGTTACATTTTGTGCATCCAGATAAACCTTCTATAAGCGATCTTGCTAAATCTGCTAATAGTTATGATTTAGATTTTGTTTCTTTGACCGAAAATATTTGGTACAAAAAATTATCCAGAAGTAAGATAGATATTTCTAAAGCAATCAAGCCACAAGAAAAAGTTATAGAACCTAAAAAGCCTTTGAATCAGGTGCATAAAAACTATCAGAAACTTTTAGCTAGACAAGACAATCTTATTAAGAGACAAAAACAGTATGAGGCAAATCTAAAAAGAGTTGCCAACAGTCTTAAGAAAGTTAGTAAAAGTATTAAGCAATATGAAACCAAGTACGATGAGGACAAACTTACTTCTAAGTATGCAGAGCCAGTAGCAAGAAAAGTATCAAAGGGTCCTAAGCAGAAATGCCTAGAGTTGTGTGAAGAGTATAATTGGTTAAGAGTAGAAAAGGATGATGATTGGTATTATGGAGAAATGCGTATAGATGTTTACGACATAAACGAAGCCGACCAAAATGACGACTACTTTGCAGCAGGAAGCGATGGCGACTATTGTTGTTTTAGTTGGAAGGAAGCACACGAAAGAGCTTTAGAATTAATCAAAGATAGGAGCTAATATGAATTTAGACATAGGCAACACTTCACCCTTAGAATATGGATGTAGATGTCGTCTTAAAAGAAGCACAATTTTTGGTACATTCTGTGGCTTTACCAACACGACAAAAAAATATGCCAGGTTCTATGATGAAGAATTAGGCAAGGTTAAAGTTTATCGTACCTCCCAGTTAGAAAGATTTTATGAAAAAGATTATTGATATTCCATTTAGGGTTGTCTTATTTTTTACCTGATGGTAGGATTGATTCATGTCCATTGAATGTCTCAATCAAGCTCTGAAAACCAATGGCCTCACCCCAACCAAAAAATTTATCTTAGTTCTTTTAGCAAATTATGCCGATGAAAGAGGTACCTGTTACCCATCTTATCGTCATATTGCAGATATTGTTGGCCTCAAAGATACGAAAGGGATCCAAAAAACAATCAAAGAATTTGAAGAGCTAGGTTTACTAAGAATAGAGCATCGTAAGAACGAAAAGGGCGGTCATACCAGTAATAGATATCATTTGACTATAGCTATGGGTGGAGAAACGGATAGGGGTGTCATAGCCCAGAGGCAGGGGGTTCCAGAACCCTACAATACTAAAGAAGATACAAAAGATAATAGATTGTTTGAAGAATTTTGGAAAATTTATCCACGCAGAATAGCTAAGAAAAAGGCTAAACAAATATTTGAGAAACATAAAGATCAAAAAAGAATTATTGAAGGTGCAAAGAGATTTGCAGAATTGAATGATAAGACTGATGAAAAATTTATTCCACATCCGACCACTTGGTTAAATGGAGAGAGATGGAATGATGAAATGAAACAACCTGTAAAGAGAAATGATTTAAATTCTCTGGCAGGTTAAAAAGGAGAGTAAAATGAATGAACGACCAGAAGATTTGGGTATTAAGCTCAAGAAATTTGACTTTGGCACCCAAAAAGTTAAGTGTCCACAATGTCAACCGCCACATAATATGTCAGATAACCCCTTGAGCGTTACTATTAACGAAGAGGGTACGGTTTGGTTCTGTCATCATTGCGATTGGAAAGGATCTTATTTTGTTAATAATGATCGCATGTACATACCAAAACAGAAGATTTATGTCAAACCAGACGCACCTGTCATCAATAAAAATCAGGATATGTATGATTATTTTAGTAAACGTGGCATTAGCAAGGAAACTGTAGATGACTTTGAGATATTTGAAGAGAAAGGTTGGTATGGTTTTCAATACTTTAACACCGATGGCGAATTAGAAAACATTAAGTATCGCAACAAACAGAAGAACTTTAGGCAAAGTCAGGGAGCCAAACAAATTCTTTACAATTACAAAAAAGTAGCCAAAGAAAACACTGTCGTCTTTGTTGAAGGTGAGATGGATGTCTTAAGTGTCGCTGAGACTGGCTATAAGGCCACTAGCCTTGCAAACGGGGCAGGCAAGGTAGCAAAGTTCAATCCTAAAGATTCTCGCTTTAAAGCCCTTGAAAATTGTCCACTGTTGGCAAGAAAAATAATTATATTTACTGATAATGATGTTGCGGGGAAAGCTCTGCATAAAGAATTATTGCATCGGTTTGGTAAAGATATTTGTTGGTTTGTCAGAGTGCCAGATAACTGCAAAGATGCTAATGATATTTTAGTGAAACTAGGCAAAGCAAAGTTGCAACAAGTTTTAGATGAAGCAGAGCCATATCCAATAGACGGTTTGTACCGCGCCAACGATTATTACACTCAAGTTCAAGATCTATATGATGGCAACTACGAAAAGCCAATTGAAATAGGCATGAAGGGGTTAGACGACATCTACAAAATTATGACAGGAACTTTCCATGTGATAACGGGGATACCAAATCACGGTAAATCTATATTTCTGGATCAAATACTTTTAAAACTTGCGGAAAATTTTGACTGGAAGTTTGCCATGTTTTCTCCAGAACATAGTACCAGTATGCACATCCGCAGGCTAACACAGATGTATATTAATAAAAACTTTGACGATGGCTTTCATAACAGGATGACCAAAGAAGAATTAAATCAATCGTTAAAATTTATTCACGATCACTTTTATTTTATAGAGACGAGAGACTCCGTTCCAAACATAGAAACTATTTTAGAAATAGCTAAATCAAGCGTCTATAAATATGGTATCAATGGCCTAATAATAGATCCCTATAATGAAGTAGATGCTAAACGTACAGGCAATGCCAGAGAGGATGAACATATAAGAGATTTCATTTCCCTCTGTAAGCGGTTTTCTAGGATCTACCAAATTGTGACCTGGTGTGTAGCTCACCCGACTAAATTACCAAAAAGTAATGAAGGCGTTTATTTACCACCAACAGCTTATGATATAAGCGGAGCTGCACATTGGCACAACCAAGCTGATGCAGTATTAACTGTACACCGTGACTTTGAAGATAACACTACAAGCGTCATCACTAGAAAAATAAGAGAACAAGATCTCTATGGAAAAATTGGCGAGGCAAAATTTGTTTACGATTTTAACACCCGAGATTTTCAACCCTATATCAAAGATGTTTCCGATGATTGGTCAGATGTCAGATTTAAGGATTAATCTAGATAGAAGTCATTAGGAGCTACAGCTCCTTCGGTTGCTTCAAAGATAACTTGTAATTCTTTTTTTCTTGGCGTTCTTTGGTTTAGAATATATTTAGCTAATGTTCCTTGTGGCATACGATGTCCAGTCTTGTCTTTTACCTTCTGTATAAAAGCGACTTGAGTGTATTCGTTGTCTTTTAAGTAATCATTTAACTTCATAATTTTATTGCTATATTTCCAAAATGGGTTTAAAATTCTTATACCTGTTTGGAATTATATCCCAAATAGCAGAGAAATCAAATGACCTAAAATGAGAACAAAATGAAGAATGATCCTTTTGAAACACACGAGATACAACACCTCTCGCCGTCCTCAGTAAACACTTTTATAGACGACACTTGTTTATGGATAATGCGGTACTTATTTAATTATAAAAACGGCGGGGGTCCTGCTATGTGGCGAGGCACGGTCACCGATCATGGATGTGGAAACCTATTTGGTCTGAATGATGCAGGTAAAACTTTACCTAAAGCTGAGGCCATTAAAGAGGCGGAAGCTGAATACATCCGCTTACATAACTATTGTATGCGTGAATATCCCGAACAAATTATAAACAAGGATAAATACAACAAAGAAAAACGAGACTTACCAAAATATTTGAATGCTGCTTTTGATTTCTATTTAAAGTTAGGAAAGCCAAGCGATTACCAAAAAGAAGTTAATTTATATGTAGATGATATCCCAGTGCCAATAAAGGGTTATATAGATCTACAATACGAGGACATTATCAGGGATATTAAGACCGCAGGTCGTATGCCTAATAAAGTATCTGATGCTCATGCCAGGCAGGTTTCTGTTTATGCAAAGGCGGAAGAGTGTATGCCTATGTTAGATTACATTTCCCCTACAGGAGAAGTTAAGACTTTACCTGTGATGGATGTAGATGGGCGAATTGAAGAGGTTAGAAAGATAGCATTAGCAATAATGAACCTGCTTTCTATATCAAATGATAAACATGAAATAGCAAATATGTTTTATCCAAACTTTGACGATTGGAAGTGGGGCGAGGATGAAATCAAATTTGCTAAAACAATATGGAGTATAAAATGAATATTGAATTGACTTACAAAGAAGTTTGGCAAACTTTAAATGCCTTAGACCTCAGCTTC